CTGCACCAGTTGGTCCGGAAGGTCCCGAAGGTCCGGTTGCTCCCGTAGGACCGGTAGGTCCGGTTGCTCCTGTATTGCCTTGAATACCTTGTGGTCCAGTCGGACCAGTTGCGCCGGTCGGACCGGTTGCGCCAGTAACGCCGGTTGCACCGGTAGGTCCTGTTGGACCAGTATTACCCGTTGGACCGGTTGGTCCTGTAGCGCCTGTAGCGCCCGTAGCGCCTGTCAAACCTACGGGTCCCGTAGCCCCAGTAGGACCAGTGGCCCCCGTGGCTCCTGTGGCCCCCACAGGGCCTGTAGCACCCGTTGGGCCAGTGGCTCCTTGAATGCCTGTATTACCTTGTGGACCTGTAGCGCCCGTGGCGCCTTGAGGTCCGGTAGCACCCGCAGGGCCAGTAGGCCCGGTAGGACCGGTGGCACCGCCAGGACCTTGAGGTCCTTGGTCTGCTGAGAAGGTTACCGATACTTGCGGGGTAATAGACTCAACAACAATTATTGTTTCGCTCATACCGTCACACCTGCTATCACCACGAAGACTCCTTCAAGGACGCGGGTTACTACTGAGCCAGAATCAAAAACAAAATCATAAACATAACGACCCGGAGTAAAGTCTGCTGTTAGTGCAGCGCTTATCGTTACGGTAGCCCGACCATTCAAGGCATCTAGGACAATACGGCCATTTGCCGTAGAACAGACAATAGTGGTCGTACTAGCACCAGCGTACGGACGTACTGTCATCGTCGCTGTATATCCGGTCAAGTTCCACGGTGTGCTGTCATTAGCAATCGTAAACTGAAAATTAAATGTGGCTGCCTGTTCGCAGGATAGGTTATAGGCTGCGCTCACGAAGCCACCTCTCGTAGCGCTGCTACTGGGTCTAAGCCACTTGTACCTGCAATATAGTTACACACCCCAGCAAGGTCACGCCAGTTACCACGGGTCAAACCTGCAATTTGGTTAATAACTCCAGTAGTATCTGTCACCTGCAGGGTAACGCTTCTTGCTGCTGCCCATTTGCGAGCAGCAGATGCTGCATCTAAGTAATTAATCCGAGCAGGATAGGAAGCGCCGCCATTGGCCAGACGATTAAGTTCGTCCACATAAGTTGAACCTGCTACACCGTATGTCGGCACTTCTTACCTCACTTCTTCTTTTTCTTTGCCATCTTTTTAGCCGTCTTCTTCTTCTTGCTTTTGCCTGCCTCAGACAGAGCAATAGCGATAGCCTGCTTTGGTGACTTTACTACTGGGCCACCTTTGCCGGAGTGAAGGGTTCCGCTCTTAAATTCTTTCATTACCTTTTGTACTTTGTTTTTCATTTCTTCACCTTTGCTCCTGGAGCGCCAGTCTGTAGTGATTCGTAGGTGCCGAACTTAGGCACGATGTCGTATGGCTTGATGTACTCTTCTGATTCCATCTCCATACCGTTTTCCATATCTTTCATTAGTATCCCTCCTCCACATCATCGTCATCTTCTTCTTCGTCTAACTCGTAGTCTTCGTCGTCATCGGCATCAATGTCATCTTCTGGTTCCTCGATAACGGTACGTCCAGGGAACGACCATTCCGGGATTTGACTGGCGGTAAGGTCAAACGCTTCTTTGCGTGTAAAGCCAGCCTTCATATAAGACTCAAGAAGTTTATGCGCTTCTTGCGCCATTGCAAGCATTGGTGTCAATGGCTCTGCCATCAACACATAATCGGACTCTGCCATTGGTCTACCTTTCTAGGAGCACTTACAATCCCACGCTCGCAAGGATTTGTTAATCCTGGAGTTTGGGTCTTTCGCTGTCTTAGCGGAAGTCAGTTTGGATTTCATACCGCACATTCTTGAGCAGAATGATTTGCGGCGTCCAGCGGCTTTGGGAGATTTCTTTGCTTCAGCCTTCTTAACCGGAGGCTTGAGGTTCATCCCTTGTGCCTTAGCACTAGCACGACCTTTGGCGTTTAATCCGCCCTTGGGGTTCTTGCCTGCTGCACGTTGCCACGCTGGAGACTTTGCCATATCAATCCTTAAACTTGAGTGTTGTCCCGTCAAATGCTTTGCCTGCGTCGTTAGATAATTTAACGGCGGCATCTATATCTTTTTGTTGTGTAGACCGAGGTTCTATTCCTTGACGGATAGCGCCATAATAGGACGCTAATTCCCTTTCATCTTTCTTTACTTTTGTCTGGTCCCATCCGTGTTTGCTTGGACTGACACCAACAAACATTGGCATATTCTCACGCCAGCAGTCTGCTTCATTAGTGTGGTCCTGTGTGGGACAACTAGACTTGCAATACTTGTTTCGTTCCATTACACCACCGGTGTCAGATAGTCGCCATATCCTGCTGCAGTAAGGATAGCAGCCTGCGTATCAGACACTGTGTAGACGTGACCACCGAGGAAGTAATAGTCAGCGTTTGCCAAATCATCTTGTGATGGATACTGATTCTCAGTTACAGTTGTGCCAGTAACTAATAGCGCGATTCCTCTTGGTATGTCAGTCATTGACACTGGAACAGTTCCGCTTACTGACCCACCATTAAAGCGGCGCCCTGCTAATCGGGCATAAGGGTCATAAGTATTACGTGCTCCCCAGGTTTCATTACGCCAAGGTCCTTCTAAGATGTAAGGCATTGTTTCCTTTCGTAGAGCAGGTGGGGTCTTACGACCCCACCTGTCTGTAACGGAGTATTAACCGTTTGAAGCAGCAGACTCAATGCGATAGAGTGCTGATTCGCGGAGACGGTTCCAGCCACCGAACATATACCAACCGATGGTGCGGAAACGACGGAGTGCGTCGATTTCTGGACCGATAACGGTGGAGATGTCCTGAGCAAGAGCCTCAGCGAGTGCTTCACGACCGGCAATGATTGCGCGGTAGTTGTTTGTGAAAGTAACAGTTCCTGTTGCTGCAACTGAAGTTACGTTCGTTGCTGTCTTAGCATAAGAAAGCGTATCTGAAGTAACTGCAGTGAGAGTGTAGGTACCGTTGAAGGTTGAGTCAACACCAGAGATGGTGACGACCTGTCCGACGCCAAGACCGTGAGCAACAGCAGTTGTCAAGGTAGCGACGTTGGATGTAAGAGCCTTGTTGGTTACGGAAACAGTTGTGCTGATTCCGGAAGCGAGAGGCATACCGTTAAGAACACGTGGTGTCTCAACGATGTATGCGCCTTCGATTGCGCCGACTGCACCAGCGACGAACGGTGTACGCTCGACGAACTTGGTGAGGTCTTGGAATCCGCCAGTACCAGTCTCAGCGCGAAGGTCGGCTGATTGACGTGGGTGGAGGTATGCAGCATAGAGTTCGCCCATACGAGGCAGAGCCTTGTTGGTACGAAGCGAGACAACCGCGTTGCGGATGTCGTTGACAGTGATGACGTCGCTTGGCTCAACAGTTGCTGAGGACGATGGGTCAGTGCTTCCACCGGTTGCGTAGATGACGTTGGTTCCTGCGGAGAGGACCTGTCCAACTACGTTGTCGATGCTGTCTGCTGCGTTGTAGGCGATGATGTCAGCAAGCGCTGAATCAACATCGTTGAAGGAAGTTAGGTTTAACTTCTTGGTTGTGGTTACTGCTGAACCGTACTCATTGAGAGTTACAGTTACTTGGCTTGGGTTGCCAAGAGCGATGCTGTTCACATCGGAAGACTCGCTCAAAGTTGAAGTGGCTTGTGCCAAATCGGAGTAAATTGAGAAGACTACCGAAGAACCTGGCATTGCTTGTTGTACAGGCTTTACATCAGCGAGAGCACGCATAACAGGAATGGAGCGAAGCGCCATTCTTACATACTGGTCGTATGCAGTGGTTACGAGTGCACTGATGGAACCCGTTGACGTTATATTACCGCCGGGAATTGCCATTAGCGTTTGCCTTTCTTAGTCGGGTTATAGTCCAGAATCACGAATGATGGCGTCTAATTCTTCCTTGCTATTAGCGTTCATCAAACGACGCATAATGTCGTCTCCAGCCTCTGGTGAGAGACCTTGTTCGACAGTCTGTGTCATCTTCTGATATTGCTTGGCAGCGTTAGGGTCAACATTCGGAGTCGATTGTTTTGGCTGTTCCACACCGAACACATCGGCGTAGTCATCCAGCCATCGTGATACTGCGTCTTCTGACGCATCAATATCACCTGGGATAAAGGCAGCAATTTTGCTGTTAATCCCTCGGGACGATAGAACATCTTTGATTGCACGCTCACGTTGTGCTTTATTCAGGGATTCAAAGTTAGCCTTTAGTTCGGCTAGTTCTTTTTCCTTCTGCTTGTTTGCTTTACGTAATTGTTTAACGAGGTCGTTATTGACTTCAGGTTGCGTGAAATCATCATCGTCGTCGTCATCCCATTGATTGGACATAGTCAGTCCTCTCCCATTTTCTCTAGTTGGATTCAATAGCCTCATAGTCGCTCGGGGAAACGGTATGGCTCTATCTACCGGTCTTCTTACACTCTTCGGGGCCGGTCGGTCCGAAGCAGGTCTAGTTAAAAGGCGCCTGAACGATTACGTTCTAGAGCACCAGCGGATAGTCCAGTCTGTTGTGAGAACTGTCCTTGTTCTAATCCGGAAAGTCTTTGTCGCTTACGACGAGCAGAGGCAGCGCCGGATAGTCCGAAGACTTCTTGCTCTGCTGCAATCTGGTCGTACTGTTCTCCACCGTAGATGTTGGCAAGTTTGCCAGCCTGTGGTGTGAGTTCAGCAATAGTCTGATAGCCCTGTTGTGCTTGCTGTTGGGTAACACCACGTGATGCAAGTTCTTCCGCACGCATTGAGCCGACAGTGGCTCCTGCTACTTGAGCAGCAGCACCAATCTCAGCGGCTTGAATCTTACGTTTGATTTCCGGAAGAGCACGCTCTGGGTCAAGAACATACGCTACAAGATTGGACTGGCTGATTCCTCCAGGTCCACCGTAGTATGTGGTGAGGGCATCAATAACTTCTGGCGCTGCGTTCTTTACTCGGTCTACTGCTAGTTGAACTCGGTCTTCAAGTTCTACTGGAGAGACATCCCCAGAAATAAACTTTTCGAGTTCTGGTTGACGTCCCATCTTGCCAGTTGAGTAGAAAGACTTTGGCAAACCATATTGACGCATTACTTGTTGATACTGGTCTTCAAGGCTGACATACTCAGCCTCGGAAAGCGCACGAAGTCCAGAGTTAATTCTGGCTTCGTTTGCTTTGAAACGTTCTTTGTATGTAGGAAGTTTGCGTAGTTCCATACTGTACTCAGACGCGCTTAATCCTTGGCGTGCTAAGGACTCCACATCTCCCACCAGGTCTCCAAGACCGTAGCGCTCAAACTCTTCTTTAAGTATGGAGAAGGCAGATTTACGGTCTGCCATTTGATTTGCTTTATCAAACTCTTCTTGTTTGAGAGCAGCAAGATACGTGGCATACGCCATCTGGTCGGTAAAAGATGTTCCATCTGGAGCGGTATATATACCAGCACCTTTTTTCTTATTACCGCCGCCTCTTGCGGCATCAAACTCTGCGCGGATTCTGTCTTCAGTCGCTTGCTGTTCAGCCTTAGAAACATTCTGCTTTTCTAATTTATCAAATGATTTTTTCTTGCTGGCTAATCTTTTTGGGTCAGTTATCTTATTAGAGCCAGGTTGAATTACCTTTTGGCCACCGAGTAGAATTGGGTCAAATGTCATCTATTACCCCTGGAATCCGAAGTCTTTGAGAATACGTTGGCTAATCTGCGCTATCTCATCTCGCGCATTATTGGTGTATTCCCAACGTGGGTCTTTACGAACTAAACGTTGGAAGTTGTAGATTGGAACTTCACCTTCTGGAGTAATTGCTTGACGAAGGGTTGGGTCATCCAGGCTAATGCTGTTTGGGTCAACCTCTAATGTGCCAGCCATTACACGCTTGTATGGAGCATAGATTGTTTCCAAATCTAGACCATCATCAACCATCTTCTTGACGTTATCTGGTAGGCCAATCTTCGCAGTCTGGCGAATAAGATTGTTGAATATATCAATCTTCTCACCATTCTCAACGCGAGTTATCCAATCGTTGACTGTCTTGGCGCCAAAATCTTTTTTAAGGTCTAGGCCATTTGCCCTTGCACTTGCTTCCAAATCTTGCTCAGTTAGCCCACGTGCAGATACTTTGCGTTGTTCAAACTCTGGAAGAGTTTTGACTATTTGAGAAAGAAATTCTCCAGCATTAAACCCACCGATAGTTCGTTGTACTGTATTTCCAGAAGCGTCTTTTTCGTAAATAGTTTTTGACGGATTTTTATTCTGTTGGGCATTAAGTTTCTTGGTTAATGATGCTACCTCTTTTGCAGTTGCATCTCTGCCTAACAAAGAATTAAAGGTAGAATTGATAAGAGCAGAAGCCTGTGTTGGGTCTGAGATATTAAAGGAGATAAGGTCAGGCTGACCATCTCCCTGTCCTGACTTCTCAACCTTCAGTTGAGCCAGCACTTCGGTAACATCTACTGCTCTATTAAAGTCCCTGCTTCGGATAAGGCTTTGTGTAAGAGCGTCGCTGTAAGCAGAGATAATTGTGGGGTTATAGGTAGCGCTGACTTCTACTTTGTATCCTGCGTCTTTAAGAGCCTGGGAAAGTTGTAGTCTCTCTTCTGGTTGTAAGTCTGCAATAAACTGACCAGCAGTAGAAATTTTCTGGTTAAGTTCCGTTGCAAAGGTTTGGTAGTTAAATGGTTCTGGCGCAAGAGATGGACGTCGCTCTTCAGCAGTTCGTACCTTCTTCGGGGCATACTTTCCGGTCTTGTTTATCTGTTCGTTAAGACCAGCAATTTCTGAATCCAGAACTGTCGTAGGAAGATTCTGGTCTGCCAACTGTTGACGGTAGCGAATAGCATCGTCTAATTTAGTCTTGAGAGTCTTGCTTTCCTTTACCGCAGCCTGCTCACGAATCTTTGTAAGATTCCTGCCATAGTACTCAGTAGCGGTTCTTTCTACCTGAGCCAACTGATTACGGGCTGCTTCTACTTCTTCCCTTAGAGCATCTCGTCTGGCGTTTACTTGACCAGTAGTTGCTCCTGCTCCTGGAGGAACGACAACATTTGACAACCGCTCTAATGCTGCGCTTGCTTGGAGAAACTTTTTGCGGGCAGCCTTAACAGCAGGGTCAGACTTGAGATAACTTTCAAGAGTAACTTCTGCCATTATTCTCCCAATAGACTTGCAAAGAGCACATCGTATGCTGCCTGCGTGTTTTCATTATATGTTGCTAATTGTTTGATTGCTGAGATTGTTGATTCCTTGATGTAACGCATAAGTTCTGCGTCTCCTCCAGCAACATCAAAGATGTCTCTTTGTGTCTGATATTGCTGATAGGTGTCAACCATCTCAGAGAGAGCCTTCTGCACATCCGGACGCACATTCTTAAACTCCGCAGATGACAATAGGTTCTGCAAGTCGCTTAAAGCGTTTCGTCGGTTGATAGCCTTCTGGCCACCTTGTGCAAGTTCTTCTTGAACTAGAGGTCTTCCGGCTAGGAAGCGTGCCTTCCAGTCATTGAATTGCTGACGAGCCAAGGTCTTAGAGAATGGACTTGGAGATAACTCCAACTCCTTCTCGTAAGAATCTTTCTTGTCATAATAAGTCTGTAGGTCAGAAGCAGTCTGCACATCACGTAGATAATCCTCTACGCGCTTGTTGCTACGTAGGCCCATCTGTGCCATTGTGCGGTAAGCGTCAAAGGAGAATCCACCATTGTGTGGGATAAGGAACGCTGCACCTTCTGGGAAGGATTTGAAAAGCGCCTTATTGTCTTCAACAAACTTGCCTGATTCTTCTGCATAGCCAAATGCTGCGACAGTCTTACGCTCAGATTCTGTAATGGTATAAGGAACCTGGTTTGGATAGAGTTCTACCCACTTACGCATAGCGGCGTCGTAGTCTCCGCCGTACTCTTCACGTAACTTGTTGTAAGCCTGCTTCCAGTTAGCGCGTCCTGCATCCTCAATCCAGTCTGCCATATCGCTCTTGAGTTGAACAGATGGTGAGGCAGGTGCAAAGAATCCAAAGGCGAACCGAGTAGCAAGAACTCCGATAGTAGTGCTACGGACCTTCTGTCGGTACTCTTCTAGTTCTTCCGCTGATGGAGGAATAAGATTTCCGTCGGTATCGTACTTCTTAGGTATTCCATTTCCGGAAGCCTCTAGGTATGTCACTGCCTTGCGGTATGCAGAAGCATATTGTGAGTTACGCTCATCCTGGTCCATCGCATTAAGGAATCGATTAACGTGAGATGGCATTAGACGAGAGACAAGCGGTTGGTCTACTGCATACTTACCCAGTGTATAACGAGTAAGAGTGTCACCATTGCCTGGGCTAAAGACGTTTACTAAGTTCTCCACCAGGCTCAGTGGTAATGCTGCCGCTGGTCCTGCAAAGGACGGCAGAATGGAATCCGGGTTTAGCGATGGCGTAAGCATCTTTACTGCTCCGCCAAATTGAACTGGGAATGGCACCTTGAAGTCTTGTTCTACACCAAGTGCGGTGAGTACTCCCTGAATTGCTTTATATGCAGGGGTGAAGTGAGGATAGACAAAGTATAATTCGCCTCTGTCATCTCGTTGAATCCAGCCATTATGCGCTACACCGTCTGCAGTCAACGCGATACGTTGAATGGCATCTGGGTTGTACCGTACTAAACGATAGACGCGACGATAGAAGTCTTCCTGTGCGCGGTAGAAACGAGAGAAGTTACGCAATCCAAAAGCAACTTGGCTTCTAATGAGTGGGTTATCCACATAGGCCAGGATGTTTGCTGTTGCACGCTCTTCTACTAGGGTGGCAAGTTCACGCTTACCAGCCTCAGTAGCCTTCTCAATAGCCTTGATGTTGGTTGGGTCAATACCTCTGGTAAAGTTATCAAGGAAAGCCTTTTCAAACCCAGTCTCACGCATTGACTTACGTATATCAATCATTTCGTAAAGGGCAATAGGTTGACGAGACATACGGGCTGTGGATAGACCTAGCCATACCCAACCCTTTTCCATCAATGGGCTGGTGTAGTTGCTGGTATCAGACACCGGTACTAACTCAGGGCCAACGATGCTCTCAGGCATATCGTTGATGTCAATGTCCACATCGTCAAGGCTAAGTTTGCCAGTGACTTTGTATTCACCAGTTGCAGGGTCTACTTGACGAATCTTGTCAAGTAACTCAAGGTTGAGTTTGCCATCGCTACGCTTGGTAAATATCTCGGCTGCGCGATTGTATACAAGTTGTGCATATTCCAACTCGTCCATATCCTTACCGGATGTGAGGCGAGCCTCTTTCATCAACTTCTTACCAGCATCTGTTTGTAGATAGGCGCGAATCTTATTGATTCCCTCAGCCTTAACTGCAGCGCTATCAGAAAGATTAGATATAGCAAGTGCGCCTAGTTCATCATTTCCGTAGAAAGAGATGCGAAGCAGCCAAGAGACTAGCGATGCTTCATTCTGGTCGGTAAGGCCAATAACCTTAAAGCCACGACTTCCTGCTGATGGAGCATATTTAGTACGTGCTCCATCTAAGTCAAGACGCAGTTCTGCCATCTTAACACCAGCGTTCTTTGCAAGATTGTAAGAAGCGTCTATATACGTAGAGCCAGAGGCAAAGTTAAATCCACCTTCAGAAATTACTGCAAGGTAGTTCTCTATATTGCCATAGACAATTTGTTCGCTAAGAATGTCTACAGATTCTTTAGCCAATGGGTCAAGACCCATCTTGCCAAGTACTCTATTAACTCTTCCAGCGCTAAGAGCACTAGCAATAATCTTTCTTGTTTCCTGAACAAGGTCTATTTCAGGGGTAGAGATAATTTCATTAATAGAGGTTTGGATAGAATCTTTTTGTTCGGCAGTTTTAGCAGCACGAAGTTCTTTGTATAAGGAATCAAGTTTTTCTTTGCGCTCTGATATTTGCTTGTCTAAGCCTAGGATTTTTTCTTCGCTGGCTTTTGCCTCTTTGCGATTGATAATACGCATCATAATACCCAGAGGGTTCGCTACTATCTTTTCACTTGTAGTTAATCCTGGGGCTGTGCGAATAGCAGTATTGATGCGAGTTGCAAGATAGCGGTCAGTTGCCAAACCCCACACACTTTTACCTAGTGCAAGATTAACCATTAAATCTTCTGCTGAGTTACGGATAGCATAACGTGGTCCAGCGAGTGTAAGAAATGACCAGGCTCCGGTCATCTTATCTACCCACTCTTTATTGCCTAAGCCGATTGCCCTACTAATATATCCAGCACGTCCTGATAATCTATCAATATCAACAAGACTAGGTGCAGATGCAACGGTATTCATCTCCGATGGAAGAACCGGGTATTCGCTATAGTCATCTACACGTGATGTGGTGAACTTTACGTCACCTTTACCAGTAACACGGCGAACGATAAGTTGTCCGGATTCTGTGGCATTGATACCACGATAGTCTGCAATAGACTTCCAGAGACCATAGAAGATTTCTTTACGCTTACCGATTTCTTCAGTACCCTCGAACACCTCAGAGAGAAGGCGTGCTTCACGGGTAGGCATAATGACTGCAGCGAGTCGATATATTTTCTTGCTTGCGTCTGCTTCTGTTACGTCAAATTGGTCATTCTTGAACAATGGGATAGCAGTAAACTTGCGCTTGGCATTGTCAATGCGGCGAACAATCTGAGCAGTAGAGAATCTTAGCGTGCGCTTGTTGAGGTCTTTAAGGCTTTTAGCAATGTCTTCGCTGCCATCAAAAGTCTTTTCAAGGATTCCATCAACTGTGGTGGGCGCACCAAAGTACATATTATCGACAAGTTCTGGACCAACTTCGTCCATATTAAATACTCTATTGGCGCTAGTTAAAAAATTTACTCTAGCCCTACGCCCTGGAGTAAGGCGTGGAAGTATAAGACGTTGACGTCCTGGCTTGCCATCCATAATCTTAAAGGCTTCATCGTTATTAAGGAAGAAAGCCTTAGCAGAATTGATGTCTGTAACGTCTGCTTTTTCAAAGTTCTTGATAGCAGCAGGGCCAAACTCTGGGGCCAAGCGCTCTAGTTCACGTCTTGCAGCAGCGGCTTCGTCCATTTTATCTGCTTTGCGAGCGTCTTTAATACGTTTAATTCCTTGACCATATTGGTTCCAGAAGTTAATGGTTTTCTCTTGGTCAAAATAGTTATTAAATGCTACGCCGTCAGCCCTGGCAGAACCAGTGATAACATCAAGAGAATACTTATTGATGTCATACAACTTCTTTGCTTTACCAGCAAGGAGTAATGGGTCAGTACGAAGACGCCAGATAGCATCTGTTACGCCAGATACTGTCTTATAAAAGAATCCTTTTTCGTAAAAATCTCCAGGTACAACTGCATCAACAAGGTTCGCAAGAGCACGACCGGGTGAGTATTTAGCAGCATCTACTGCTGCGAGTGTGTCATCAAAGAGGTCTCTGGCTGCCATTACAGCCTTCTCATCAGGAAGACCAGTAACTACCTTGTTAGTTTTATCTGCTATCTGAAGGTAATACTTCTCTTCTTCAGTAGCAGTACGCATAATAGATTCAGGCGTTTCGCCACCAGCAATACGCATAGCGACGTTAACTGCTGCAGAACCATACTTGTTACGAGCAGTTTCAATACGACCTGGATTAAACTTCTTTTCGCCGTCTTTGCCTGATTCAGTCCAGGCTTCTCCTAGACTTAGTCCTTCTCCTGCTGCAATAAGTCCAGTACGGGCAACGCGAGTAACAAAATCAGAGGGTGCAGTAAGTAGTCGAAGTGCTTGACCACCGGTGTAGTGCCACGCTGTACCTAGCCAACCACGATTTGGGTTGGTATTTGGGTCTTCGCTACCTACAGTATTAAGTAAGGTTTCTTTCTGTCCTTGTGGCAAGCCTTGGTAAACTTTGCTTGCAGCATCAGATGGCATAGACAAGAGAGTCTTGTGCATATCAAGAACTTTAGAGAGCGCATTTACTTGCTCTCTTTCGTTTCCAGAAAGATTGGCAGCGAAGGCTGCCGCTTTAAGGTTTTCTGACATTAGTTACCTTTTGCAAGAGCCTGTTGATAAAGAACAGCAATCTCCCCCGTTGTATCATAGGGAAGCATCTTTTCTAAAGTATCGGAAAGTTTTGCCTGACCTCGTTGCATACCAAGAGCAGAAGAACCAGGACCTTCACCCATATCAATACCAGCGGTAATAGGTTCACTTGGTCGCTCTGTTGGTGCGTATAGTGGAGCGACTGCTCCTAGTGGATTAGCAGGACGTCCACCGACGTTATCTGCAACGCCACGTGTCTTTGCTTTGGCAGCACCGCTATTGATAGCAGCAGTCTCTACGCCTTCGCCATAGTATGCAGAAGGAAGTGTATCTGTTCTCTTTGAGAACTTTCCTGGACCTGCGACCCCAGCGGCTGGATTCATAGGCTGGCTCATAAGTCCTCCTCTAATAATTTCTCTAAGTCTTCGTGTAATTCATCTATACGGGAATGTAAATCAAATTCATAATTAGCGTGGTTAGTCAGCAGGTATGCAATCTCTTTGAAGAATACCGCGACAGACATAATTAAGTTATATAAGAAAATAACAAACGTTAGTGCTACGTGAATAGGGCGTACAGGTTGACTCATTAGTGCCTTCCTGTACGCTCTAGTCGGGTAATCATTTAAGCCTTCTTGCCTTTACGGCCTGCTGGTGCGTAACCAAATTCAACCTTCCCGCCTTGTGGCATTGGGGCGTTCTTTGGTCCTTCTACAGGCTTGGATACCATCGCTGCTGCGCGTCCACCTTTGTTCATTTTTACACCTCCTACGCTGCTCCGCCAATGGCGGCTAGTAACTGTGCTATGTCGGGACGTTGTTCAGCAGCAGGGGCCGCACCTTCTTGTGGAGTTGGAGGAACCTGCGAGGCAGTCGCGGGGGCCGCGCCTGCTGCTGAAACTTCGGGAGCCATTGGCTGTGCTGGTTGAGGTGCAGGCGCAAATGCCTTCTCAACGATTGTTTCTAATTGTTGACCCTTCTGGCGGCCTGCAATCACGGATGCAATTCGATTGATAACCTCAGATGGGTCTTGACCATTTGCCGCCAGTGAAGGGATTGCTTGGGCATATTGTGCCACTGCGACTCGCAAAGAGTCACGCATTTCCTCGATGTCAATTCGTTGCTCCTCTTGGGTAACGTTGATGTCGATAGGAAGTTCCCGACGAGCATAGTCACGGGAAACTAATTTATCGCTACGCATTTGTAGCAAGGCAATCACTGCGCGATTTGGGTCCATTCCGGACATAATGCCATAACGTACATCAATGGCATAATCACTTTTAATGTCGCGTGATGGGACATACTTCAAGATATAGGGCGTACCATCATCAATGCCGCGAATAGTCTTTTGCATATCACCAAAGATTTTCTCGTCTGCTTCAAAGCAGATACCGAGAAGTTCGGTAAAGAGACGGGCAAACTGTGCTTGTGCAGATTTAATCTGCGTATCAAATCCTGCTTGTAGTGCTTGTACACCACGTCCGGTAACGACAGATGCGTCGATGTTACCGCTACGTACTTCTGGGTAACGAGCACCCATACGAAGTTCACGCTCGAGAACACCAGACTCTGCAAAGACATTGTTTGGTAATTCTAGCGGTACACGACGAATCGCTTGGGGATTGGAAGAACGCAGAATAGAGTCTGGACCAAGAGCCAACTCTTGTACATCCTGTGGAATGGCAATAGGAGCCTGGATGCTTTTCTCTGCGGCTTGGATTTGGAGGATAGCGAAACGAGCGCGAGCAAGTTGTACCGCTAGAACATCATCAAATTGACCACGTGCTTCACCGTCAATAGAGTAACGGGTGGCAACACGTGCCATACATTTACCTACTGGGTTAGCAGTGCGAGAAAGAACGAGGTTATTACGAGAAGGCAGGAAGAGAACATCCTGATACTTGTCGTGATAACGAACCATATCGATGTATGGCGAGCCAGGAGTGTACTGATTCTTGCCGACAATCTCATTGTAGAACTCAGGATACTGTGATGCAAGGGACTCTGCATCGGTAGTAATAACTTGAGTTAAAGAGATGCAACGACCGAATCGGTCAATCTCTGGGTAAGTACCAAAAGGATTAAGGAGACGAATCTTTGGTGTGTTAGTCTCGAAATCAATCTCAACAATACCTGGCAACATACCGTAGGTATTGAACCAGTCTGCTCCTGAGTACATCTGGATTTGTAACTCAGATGATGTGGAGTAGTAGTTAGCAATACGGGTACGGGTATCGGCCTGCTTACGTGCTGAGTCAGATACCATATTGGTAGCCGAGCAGTTAAAGGATGGCAGTGGTGCCATTGCTTCTGCAAGGTCACGTGCGGCAACATCAATAAAGTTAGCGACGAGAGGTTTTGGATAATCCTCAGAGAACATCGTAGGATAAACCTTGCCAATATCACCTTGACGGACAGAGAGTACATCTCGCATCCGTTGGTCACGGGCAGCATAGCGCGTCTGTAGACGCGATACCTTAGCCGCTAACTCTTTGATTGTTAACAATGAAGTTCCTTACTTAGACTTTTTACTCTTAAAGGATGATTTGATAGTTCCTTTTGCTATTGCCTTTGGTATTGATTTAATTGACTTATCAAAACCAGCAGGTGGACTAGGAAGTTTCATTCCTGAATTTTTCTTTGGCGCTGCCATAGTAGTTCCTTACTTGCTTCTAGGATTTTTCTTTCGAGCAACTTCTTTTGCTTCGTTAGACTTTTTAAGATTCTGCATACGTGTTTGCGCTTGCTTTGTGACCTTAGTACGTCCAGATGTACGGACAGCATCGCTGTACTTGCTCATCAATTTTGGCATAACTTTTGTTGCACGGCTTTCAATTATTAATGCTCGACGTCCACGTTCTATTGCCGCATTTTGAACTGAATCATAGGGTGTTGTGCTACTTACCTCACTTGCTTTATCAAATTCTTTTTTAGCAATTTTCTTTCTTGCTGCTACGTTGCTAACAGCCGACTTTGCAACTGCCACACGTCCCTTTGCTGCATTAACTGGATTTACAGATTTCTTTTTATTTGCCATAATAACTCCTAAATGAATGTTCTCTGTTGTTCTTCGAGAAGTTGGTCGATATTGATTACCGTTCTCTTGCCACGTTCGGCGCGAGAGAGGAAGGGGTTTTTCAGATGGTGCGCTTGATATTGACCACGGTTAAGAATTTCGCGTGCTCTAATCTCGCAGAACCAGAGCGCCATCACCATATCGGTCTTACCCTTAGTGGTTGGAGACCAGGTTACTAGTTGCTCAATCAGCGACTTGATGTTCTCTGTCTGGTCAGATGGCAGATGTATTAAGTTATCACGGTGATGTTTACCGTCAGCCTGTTTTGTACCGAATAGGGTGGAGAGTGAAGCCACACCGAATCCGGAGTCCCACTTGTTAGCGCCAGTATGGTGCTCACGTAATATAACGCCACGATTTGCTAAGTGCTGTCTAATGCCTTCGTCCTGTGTAAGGAAGGATTGAAAAGCGTTCTTCTCTACTATCCACTCACTAGGTTGGTAGAGGCTGGTCCAGTCGAATATCAACTGGCGAATCATCGCCGGGGTCGGACGAGTGACCTTATAGGCATCGACAATGTACCGCTTATGCGAGGTAGGGTCTACTGCATAACAGACCACCGCAGTATCACCGACCATAGCCGGGTCAAGACCGCAAACGGTAATAAAGCCATTCAAGTTTGCTGGATGTTGTGGAGAGCCGGGGGTTAATCTGCCGGACTTACGCATCCCATCTACTGAACCACGGACACATACCGGGTCGAAGATGGCATCATCAGAAACATCTTGCTGTTGATAGACCAAAGCCCAAGTGGAGGTATCCATCTGCTGGCGTTCGTTGTATAAGTACTTGCCAGACCAGCGGGGATATAAACCTTCTTCGTTCTTTTCTTCTTCCGGCTGTCCATCGAAGGCCTGGTCGGACCACGGCCAGAGCGTTACCCACTCATCGGGCTTGTCTGCTGTGTCCAGAAG